TGCTGCTGCTCTTGCAGTTGTCGCAGGTAGTGTCTATAGTGGTAATATAGTTGTTGGTCAGGCTGCTGCTGCTGCTGCTGCTGCTGCTGCTACTGTTGCGGCTACAGCGGCTGCTGTTGTTGCTATAGGTGCTGGTGCTAGTGCTATTGCTGCTGTTGCTGCAAGTGCTGATACCACTGCTACTGCTGCAGGTACTGCTGCTGCCAATGTTGTTGTTAATGCTGCTATTGATGCTGGTGCTGGTGCTGGTGCTGCTGAGGCTGCTGCCAACACTGCTTCTACAGATGCTGTTACTGTTAATGCCGCAGCAGCTGCTGCTGCTGTTGTTTTCAATGTTGCCATCGCTGCTGCTGCTATTGTTGTTGGAGGTAATATTGCTGCTGCTGCTGCTACAGGTGCTGCTGCTGCTGCTACCAGAACAACTACACGTGATGCTGCTAGTGCAGCAGCAGCAGTAGTGACAGCTGCTGCTGATGCTGCTGCTGCTGCTGGTGTTGTTAGAAAATATTTAAAAACAGGTATTAATGATTTAAATGCAGAAAAAAAATATTTAAAATATAAACAAAAATATTTAAAGTTAAAAAATAAAGAATAAAAAAGATTTCATTTCTATAACATAATATTATGCCAGAAAAGGAATTATCTGAAGATCGAAAAAAAGTACGAAGAAGACAAATAAATGATTTAATAAAAAAAGATGGTAATCATTTACTTGATAAATTAGGAATTTCAATTAATGAACTGATAAACAGTGGGATTAATATTCTCTACACAACATTACAAAAAATTATTAAAGATTATTTGTTGCAAGAAATAAAAAAAATTAACACAAACTTTATCCCCCAAAACACCAATATATATTTTTTAAATAGTTTTTTAATGAAAACACAACATGATACAGAAACTCTTAATAGACCCAAAACGGAAATTGATTTATTACAGGACCAAATATTACGGGACCTGTTTGGTATAAATGACGTTGATATGAAATCATTAGATTCGTTGATGGAATTATACAAAATTACAGACGAAGTTGATAAATGTTTGTATTTAAAATATGTTTTTGAATGTATTGATGCGGTAGGTTATACTACTACTGCTCATTCATTAAAGTTATTACCGACAACAAGAGATAAATATAGCTATTTTTTCATTCATTATTTATTAACAATGTGTTATTTACTTAAACTTTCTATTAGGGACGGAGTGCATGTATTAGATGAGTTTAAAAATATTGATAATGGACATAAATTTCGAGTAAATGATTCCGACAGTGAATCATTATTACACATGGATCATGAAATTGGTACATTTCTTAAATCAGGGGGTCAAGATGATACAATGAATGAATTAATAAAAACATTAGCGTTCCTACAATTAAAGGTTTTAATTAAACAGAAAGAGACTGTACAAAAACCACTAGCAACTGCGTCTGTAAAACCTCCCAAACCAGGACAGGGCTGGAACATATCTAGTCAACTGACTGAGACCCACACGGCAGATGGAACTCATAGCCCTCTTGTTGCACATCGTGGTCATCCGTCACTTGGTTACGCAACTCAAGCACATAAAAATGGTTCCAAAGAAAAGAAATATTTAAAATACAAGAGGAAATATTTATTATTAAAAAATAAAATTTAATTTCTATTATTTAATAATTATTCATGAATAATATATTATTAAATAATCAATGTAAAATAGTTAATATTGTTTGGATAGAAAGGGGTATAATATTAACATTAATATATTATATATGTAAAAAATACAACATCTTATTAAATAAAATAATAATAATTAATAATAAAAGATATCGAAAAATTATAAAATATATATTTCCAAAATTAAAAATAAAGAAATATACACAACATTATCATAATAACTTTTATTTTAATATTAGAAATATCATAAAGAAACAAGATATTATTATCGATTATTTAAGTAATTACGATGAATTTATTAATACTAAACAAATAAAGGTTATACCATGGTATGATATGAATGATGTGCTTATTTCGTATGAATATAAATCTAATAAAAAATTAAATGTTAATCGATATGTTATTTTTTTAAATAAATTTAAATGTTCAAGAGGAAATTATAATAATAATAATGTTTGGGATGCTATTATTGAACACAATATACTTTATAAATATAAATTATTTAATTCAAAAATAGATATATTATATTTCATCAATAACTTTATTAATACAAATTTTACAAATACTCGTGTTGAAATACCTAAAATATATTATGTTCCATTTAAAGAAAATCTTATTGATTTAGAACCAGAATTAGAACCAGAACCAAAAATAGAACCAAAAATAGAACCAAAAATAGAACCAAAAATAGAACCAAAAATAGAATGTCATGTTATACAGTCTGGTGATACACTTGATTTTATTAAATTAATGAATGCTAAATTAAAAATTATTAATCAATTAACAAAGGCTGATAGGTCATAATAGATGATATTTGTATTAAAAAAGAATTTATTTAACAATAATATTAATTAATGTTAAATAAAAATTGAAAAACATATTTAAAAAATATCTAATATATGATATTAAATGAATCTTGTAAGTCCATATCGAAATATTAAACAACATACTAGAATTTCAATCCATCCATATCATATGAATTCAGATATTATTCTTAATATTAAATTTATATTGAAAAAAAAAGAAAAGAAATGTAATAAAAATGGATTTATTGACGAGGTATATAAAATTTTAGAATATTCCGACGGTATCATGCCACCTGAAAATTTAAATGGTTCCATCCTTTATAATATTACATATCATTGTAAAATTTGTATTCCTATCGAAAATACTTTAATTATTGGACAAGTTAAGGTTATTAATCAAGAATTAATAATAGCAATTAATGGTCCAATAATGATATTTATCCCTAAAGAAAATATTGATAGTAATAACTGGGATGTAATAGATGGATATGAAAATAAAGCAACTAAAACAAAACTTGCAACAGAATCTTATATTAAAATTCAAATAACAGACAAACGAATTAATCAAAACGATAATCAAATTAAATCAATTGGTAGATTATATGATTTAGCTTCAAGTGATGAAGTTGATAAATATTTTGGTTCAAAAATAGTTAAAAATACTGATTCAGAAACAGAAAATAATATTCAAGATACTACTGAAACAGGTCCAGTTAAATCAAATTTTATTATATAAAATAAACAATGACAGTTATATTATCTAACGAGTTTAGTTCTATTGCACGTTCAGCTAATTTTTTTGAATAATTTCCTTTATATTTTTTTAATTTTAATTCATTAATATATTCAACTGCATCTTGGTTAGATAACACATCCCATAATCCATCACATGCAAATATAATAAATTTATCTGTTGGTGCAACTTTATATTTATAAATTTGTGGTAAATATGTAATATATGGCAAACTATCTAAATCTCCAAAAGCTCTTGATAGTGATAATCCTTTAACTCTCCAATCTGACCCATCATATTTAATTGTACCTCCTAATTGTTCTATTCTTTCTTTTTCGTATGGACAATTAGGTTTATGATCTAAACTTAATTGCTCTGCAATATTATTTTTATTACATTTAATAGCACGTGAATCACCGACATTTAATATCCATAATTGTTTATCATTCTTTTTATCTTTAAATAAAATACCAACACATGCGGTAGAACCACTACGTACAGCTGCGATTGGATGTTCTTTTTGTAAATTAGTATGTATTAACTGATATACTTTATTAAAATATTTAGTTATATATTTATCATTATTGTACAAGTTTTTTTCAAATTTGGAAATAAAAAAATCAGGCATTGTTTCTTTTAAATATCTACTAACAAGTTTACCACCATGTCCATCAAATACCCCAAAAAAATTAATATTATTTAATTTTTTATTTTCACCATTTATATTTAATATATGAACATGTTGATCTTCATTTGATTCTCGTTTTCCTTGCAACGAATGTGAATAAATTGACATCTTATATATTCAAATAGAAAAATATTTTTATATTTTTTATTAATACTATCAATTGTTTTTTATTAATAAAAAATATGTAATATATTAATAATGTCTGACGAATTAAAGGATGTAATATATCTTTTAGAAGATATATTAAAAAATGATAGTCGATTTAAAAAAAATGGTGATAATAAATATAAAAAAAATATAAAAAATTTATATATAAAAAGTATATCAACTAAACAGAATTTTAATAATTTAAATTATGTTTATTCACCTATGATATATCCTAAACAAAAAACATGTCCTATAGTTGAACAAAAAACATGTCCTATAGTTGAACAAAAAACATGTCCTATAGTTGAACAAAAAACATGTCCTATAGTTGAAGAAAAAACATGTCCTATATTTGAACAAAAAACATGTCCTATAGTTGAACAAGAAACATGTCCTATAGTTGAAGAAAAATGTCCTATAGTTAAAAAAAAATGTGATAAATATTTAAATCAACTTAATACTAGTTTAAATGATTTGAATACACAACTTAAAACAGATATGCTGTTAGTTAATCCAGAATAATTATGTTTTATTTAAAAATAATTTATTTAGGGGTTGTTTTAGAAACTTCTTCGATTTGTTCAGTTGCAGTTTTATTCATTGTTGTTAATTTCTCATTATGAGTATCTATAATTTGTTGTAATGTAGACATAGATATTAATGCTTTTTCTAATTCGTTTACAGTTTCTACTAGTTCAGTTGATTTTTCAGCAGAACTTTTTGTATTGGATGTATTAGAGGATGTTATTTTATCTATTAGTGTTTGTTCTGTTTGTTTGGTAGTTTCAAATTTTAGTTTAACATTTTCTAAAACAGTATTTTGATCGGATATTTTCTTTTCTGTTACATCCTTTTCTAATTTTACATCTATCAATTTCTTAGATTCATTAGTGAATTCTATAAGAACATTATTAGTATTAGTATGTAGGTTCGCTAATGAAGTCTTATCCGCATCATTAGCCATATTTAACACTATTGTATGTTTAGCAATACTTATACTATTATAAATTTCTTTATACTTTTTATATTGTTCTGTCATAAAATTAACATTTATTTCCAATAATTTAATATTATTTTCAAGGGTTGATTTGATAGTGTTTGTGTTAATACTTGACCTAAACTTATTTGCACTTACCAGTTTATTATCACCCGCTTTAAATCCGTTCCACTCAACAGCCCCCCCTAATTGTTTAAATTTATAATCAGTGTATGATAATGTTTTAATTTTGTCATTGAGTTTTTCAACATATTTATTTCTTTTTTCAATATAATTATCCATATATATATATACAATGGATAATAAAAATTTTTATAAATTAAAAAAAAAAATTAAAAAATTATCAAAAAAGCTAAATATAAATTATTATGAATTATTGGATTTATACAAGACTTTAATTATTCAATATTATACACAAAAATTAATTTAATTTTGTATATACCCACTGGTCTGTAGAAAAAATTAAACTTACTTTACCTTTTTGATAACCTTTTGCAATTTCGTCATCTAGTGTGTGTTTATATTGTACGCTATATTTATTAATTATCTTTAATGCTGTATTACATAACGATTGATGGGTAACAATTAAAATATTATCATCTGTTTTATAATATGTTTCAATTATATTTTTAAGTACTCTTTTCATTCTATTTTCACAATCTGTTGCATTTTCTGGATATTTTATTCCAGTTGGTTTAATAAATGATGTATAATTTGGATTATAATTATATTTTTTAGCTAAATATTCTGGTAAAGAAAGTCCAACTGATTTAACAGGGATTATTGTCTGGTGATGTATTTCACACAAACCGTATTCTAAATTAATTGATTGTTTAGTATCTTTTGTAAATGGATCAACAGTTTGTAGTGTGCGAATAAATGGTGACGAAAAAATTTTATTTATATTATTATTTTGTAATACTTTACTTAATTTAATTGAATTATTTAAACCATTTTCTGTTAATGGTGAAAAAAATGTACAATCACATGGTCTATCTTCGTGTCTTAATATAAATATTTTCATTATATATTAAGAAATAATTTTATTTAATAATAATAATAATATACCCACCATAATTATACAAAATATAATAAATTGATATAAATTAATACTTGTATTATCAGGACAAGTTTGCTTTTTTTCAACTACATTTTTTTTATTTATTAAATCTAATTCTTTATCTTTTTCTTCAAAATTTTTATTAAATTCTGCAGCATCAAATTGAATATTAATATTTCTATCTGAAAATGCAGTTGTATTATTTGATGCCATATATATTAAAATAGATATTATTCATCTAACGGAGGTGCAATAATATCTTGAACAATATCTTTATAAGTAATCATTCTCATTTTACAACAATATCTTTTTAATTTTAAACTTAATAATAATTTCGATAATTCATCATCCTTTTCTTCACTAGATAATTTAGGATTTTTACAGATTTTATCTTTTCCATTTTCATATATAATTACTTTATTAGAAAGGAATTTTCCACATGTTGCACAAATTGAAGTTAACATTATTTAAATATATATAAAAAGATATATTTAAATAATTTAAATTCAATTTTTTAAAAAAATTGATAATATTATTTATAGATATTATTATTTTTTAAAAAAATTGATAATATTATTTATAGAAATAATAATTAATATTATTAATGACCTTAACCACTTATATTAATGATGGATACCTGTATAAAAACAATGACGGGATTGAAGAAGTTATTCAAATACCTTATAATTTGAATAATATTTTAGTTCAAGAAAAAGATATTATTCAAATTTTGGATAAATGTAATGTCACAGTTGAAAAAATTAATGAACATAAATACTTTATTCAAGCATTTACACATAAATCATATTGTAAGAAAGAAATTTTTCCTGATAAGATTCTTTATGATGCAAAAAAAGAACTTGGAGATACACCAGAACTATTAGAATTATTTGATGCTAGTTATGAACGTCTTGAATTTTTAGGGGATAGAGTTTTAAAAATTATTGTATCAATGTATTTATTTCATCGTTATCCAAAACAGAATGAAGGATTTATGACAAGACTTCAAACAAAATTAGAAGATAAGAATAATTTAGCAATAATGTCAAAAGAAATTGGGTTAGGTAAATACTTTATTATTAGTAAACAAATTGAATCAATGAATGGACGAAATTTAGATAAAATTCATGAAGATATTTTTGAATCTTTTGTTGGTGCATTATTTTTATCAAATGGTTTTGAACCATGTATGTTTTTAATTATAAATTTATTAGAAACATTAGTTGATTATTCAGAAAAATTATATTGTGATAATAATTATAAAGATCAATTATTAAGATTACATCATCAAAATAAATGGACTTTCCCAAAATATATTACAATTCATTATGAAGGACTACCTCATAAACGTAAATATATAATGGGTGTTGAAAAACATGATGTTAAACCAGGTGATGCACTCGAACATAGGTGTATTGCATATGGTATTGGTAATTCAAAGAAAGAAGGAGAACAAAATGCTGCAAAAATGGCATTAATTAATCATAATATTCTTCAACTAGACCAGTATACTCAATCAGATATTTATCACCCACCATGGAATAAAATATTAAATGGTAATAATGAAGTTGTATTATCTATTGAACAAAAAGACTATGATTCTGATTCATCCAGTCATTCTAATGTTTCTAAAAAAAGTATTTAAGATTTTTTATTTTAGTTTAAATTCGTTTATTTATATAAAAAAAAATAAATATTATTAAATGGTTGAACAATTTCAGGCTAAATTCTTTTCAAAAGATACAATTTCTGGATTAAATAAAATATTATTACAACAAACTAATAATCAAAATACATCACGTGATAATAAACAAGCATTAATTAATATTTTAATTAATAATATGAAAAATATTTTTAGACAGATAGATTTTAAAAAAATAACACCAACAAATATTAATATAATATTTGAACAATTTAAAAATAATTCTCTAAAAAATGCAATAAGTGAAGTTAAATCATCATTAACATCTTCTGACCACAAATTTAATAGAGATTTTAAATCTACATCCACTCAAGGAAATAAAATGATGATTAGACCAACTGCAACTAAAAATAATGTTTCCGCACCTAATAATAATAATAATAATAATAATAATAATAATAATAATAATAAAAAAGACGATTCATTTTTAGATAGAGCATTTGGACCAATTGTAGATAATTCAAATGATCAAGACCGCTTTAATAATTTTTCTAATGAACAGAAACATGGAAATACAACTGATTTAATGAATAATGCACAACAATCGAGAGATCAAGAATTAAATTTTCGTAACGAAAGACCACCTACTCCTGACTTTCTAAAATCAATTAAAATAACTAATAATTCCCAAGAACAACACACTAATAATAATAATAATAATAATAATACTAATACTAATACTAATACTAATACTAATAATCGCAATAGTAAACCAAATTTTAGAGATGGTACATCTGATGATTTTAATACTGAATTTAAAGGGTTATCTAATACTGTAGGAGATGATTTATTTAGTATTGATAATATTGATCAACCTGTTATTGAACAAGATATAATTGAAGATAATAATTCATTTGAAGATAGATTAAAAGGATTACAATCAGATAGAAACTCTATTAAATTTAGTAATAATCAAGGTTCTATTGATTTTACATCAAAAGAATTTCCTATATCAGAAATTGGTGATAATACGTTTAACACAAATTCAAACACAAATTCAAACACAAATTCAAACACAAATTCAAATATAAATCCAAATTCAAAGTCTAAATCAGATACAAGAAATAATCAAACTAATAATCAACAAGATACAATAAACAATCAGTCTAATAATCGCAATCAACCTGATACAAGAAACAATCAGGCTAATAATCGCAATCAACCTGATACAAGAAACAATCAGTCTAATAATCGCAATCAACCAGATACAAGAAACAATCAACAAGATAACAGAGATAACAGAGATATAAGAAATAATCAATCTAATAATCAACGTGATAACAGAGATAACAGAGATACAAGAAACAATAGCACTAATAATCGCAACCAACAAGATAATATAGATTCAAGAAACAATAACACTAATAAAGTTTCTAATAATCGCAATAACAATCAACGAGATAACAGAGATACAAGAAATAATCAGTCTAAAAATCAACAAGATAACAGAGATACAAGAAACAATCAACAAGATAATAGAGATAACAGAAACAATCAACAAGATAACAGAGATACAAGAAACAATCAACAAGATAATAGAACCAATCAACAAGATAACAGAGATACAAGAAACAATCAACAAGATAATAGAACCAATCAAAGAGACAACTATTATGATAACACAGACGAATTATCAAATATTATATCTGATTATCAATCAGACGTTTCGTTAACAAATACATCTGATGATCAACAATATGATAATTTTTCAACACCAATTAATAAATTAAAAAATACTAAAAATGAAATAGCATTTGATGATAAAAGAACATCTGATAATAATAAAATATTAGAATTAAAAGAACAAATTAAAACTGAATTTCAAATATTAGAACAAACAAAAACTGAACTTCATTTAAAAGAATTAGATTTTTTGAATAAAAATAATGATTTAAATACTAAAATATTAAAATATGATTATTTATTTAAATCAAATAACTTACAAATTGAAATATCAGACCAATCTAATTCGTCATATACATGGATGATGAAAAACCCAATAAATAATATAATTTGTATAAAATTAATTTCATATTCGATACCATCCCCAATATATAATATTAATAAGCATAATAATATATTAAGTTTAAAAATAGAAAATAGTGAAAATATAGAAAATGGTGAAAATATAGAAAACAGCGAAAATATAATTAACATCAAAATTGAATGTGGTAAATATAATATTGACGATGTATTATTTATTTTAAATAGTAAATTAATTGATACTAATATTAAAGTATCTGTTAATCATAGTCAAAAAATAATATTTGAATCAACTAACGGTATCAATTTTGATATAATTGATACTGTAATGAGTAAAGAAGTTTTGGGTTTTGAAACAAAACAAACCAATAATAATAAATATGAATCAGATAATATATGGGATTTGAGGATTGATAATAAAATCTATTTATTTTTAAATAATTTATCAACATCTCCATTCGGTAGTTTATTTTTTAATTATCAATCTGATTGTCATTTTAGATTTGAAAAACCATTTGATTTAGACCAATTAGATATAACCTTTAAAGATTCTAAATTTCGTGAATATGATTTTAATAATTTATCACATTCGCTAAGTTTTTTAATTGAACAAATTAATTAATTAATTTAAAAAATTAATCTATTATAATGTAATGGGAAATAAAAGGTTTATTTTTACAAATTTATTACCTGAAAATTTAGAGAAAAAAAGAGAAATTTTTAAACCAGAGAAAGACTTAATTTTATTAAAATATAATGATGTTTTTTGGAAGAAAATATTTCCAATTAAAAAAGATACCAGAGTTAATAATTACCAGTTGTCTAATATAGGTAGTTATAGTATTCTTTATCCAAATGATGCTGTTAAAGTTTCTGAAATAATCAAAAGCTTTTTACCTAATAAATCAACAATAACTGATGCAAATGCAAATATGGGTGGTGCTACATTAACATTTAGTGATTATTTTGATCATGTTAATTCTGTTGAAATAATACCATTTCATTGTAAAATATTAGAAAATAATATAAAAAATTATGATGCAAAAAATGTAACAGTTTATTGTAATGATTATTTAGATGTTGGTAATAAACTAGAACAAGATGCAATATTTTTTGATCCACCTTGGGGTGGTCCAGATTATAAAAAAAAGATAATAATGAATTTATATTTAGATGGTATATCAATAAGTAAAATTATAAAAAGTTTAATTGATAAAAAAAAAGTAAAAATAGTAGCATTAAGAGTTCCTATTAATTATGATTTTAAACAAATATTAGAATTAACAAATGAAAGTTTTACATATTGTTTTAAAAAACCAGATGGTAGATTGAATTTTTTTTTAATTATACTAAAAGTTTAATTATTATTTCTAAAAAAAATCTTGCGAGTTAAATTTATATTATTATCGGTTTGAATATTATTAATAATATCATCAAATGTACGACCCTCAATTAAATCAATAATAAAATTGATAGAATAAATACCACATTCAGAATTACCAAATTGATGTTGTATATGATTAAATTTAATATCAAAACTATCAATTAAATTTTTATAATATTTCCTATTATCTTTATCTTTACTATCTTTACTATATTTTTTTAAACAATTAATAATATTATTAATTGGTAATTTTTTATTAAATTTTTTAAAATATAAAAATTTTACAATTCTTGTTATAAATTTTTTAATTAATAACAATGGTGGATTTCCAATAGAATCAAAATAATATATATTATTTTTTTTTAAATCAATAAATAAACCAACCCAATGCGAACCATTTTTCCAATGTTCATCATGATTAATTACTAAACCAATTTTAGTTTTACCTTGTGTTATTAAATCATCTAAATCTAAATCTTTAATCCCTAATATTGGAATGTTATCAAAATCTAATGGAACAGCTCCAAGAAAATAAAAGTCTTTGTGTGTATTTTGATATTGTAAAAGAACCTCGTTAATATTTGTCGTATTTAACCATTCATTTTTTTTAATTGGACCTTCTGGTCTAAAAGTATTTTCAGTCACGCTATCTGATAATGCTTTTACTATATCTAATCTTAACCAACATGTCTGTTCGGTGCAAACATTTTGTAATTTTTTTTGCAACACTTTTACTAAACCAGATTTATCCAAATGGATATCTATTTGATCTTTATTTTTTTTATTATAATTTATTGATATTTCTTGTAAAGATTCAAATGTAAAACAAGATCCGTCATTATATGTATTATTAGGTGCACATTTTGTTTGTTCTAGTAAACTTGTTTCTTTTATTTTCTTCATTATTAATATTTAGATTTTTTAAAATATAATATAATATAAAAAAAATCTAAATAACTATATATGACAACTTATGAACAAAAATACTTAAAATATAAAACAAAATATTTAGATTTAAAAAATAATAAATTTCAACAAAATTTAACACAAATGGGCGGAAACGCAATTAACTTTTTTGATATACAAAATTTAACAGACACCCCAATTAACCAAGTACAAGGTACTCAAATAGGTGGGGAAGATGATAATGTACAAGGTAGGGAACAACAAAGAACCCAACAAGATACTCAACAACAAAGTGCAGATCAACAAGGTGTTCAACAACAAGGCGGGGATCAAACTATTGATTTTTTTGAAATCCAAAATTTAACTGATACACCAACGGCATTCAATATGGATGGAGGTAATGTAAATACATCAGACTCTTCTATTACTGTTAAAGGTAATTCAAAGAAACTATTTTCTGACGATAGTTCTGATTCAAGTTCAAGTTCTAGTTTAGGTTCAATAAATAGTAGTAGTGCTTCAATCTTATCTGCTCTTGAAGACGACGATTCTGATTTATTATAATTCCTTACATAACATAATATTTATATAAAAAATTGATATTATTAAATTAAATATTATATTCATAATATATTATGTCAAGTAAATTTATTATTAATGATATAAAAATATTAAGTTGTTGGGGATATGATTTACCATCAAACACAGATTGTACTATATGTCGATATAGTTTAAACAAACAATGTCATCATAATCATGATATTTTAACTGGATTATGTAGTCATTCTTTTCATAAAAAATGTATTTTACAGTGGATTTATAAAAATAAAACATGTCCAATATGTTTTTGTAATTGGATTGATAAAGATTAAAATGAATTCATTCAAGGTATGAGATGATTATTTTGTTTATATACTTTTAAAAAATTGAATAAAAATATTATATAATATATATCATATATTATATAATGACAACAACAAAATATATATTTGATTTAGATGATACATTATACAAACCATTAATTACAAATTTATGGACTTTATGTGCGAATGAAAATACAAAAACTGAATGGTGTTTAGATAACGAATTTTACGATTACATTAATCATGATAACAAATTATGTTTAGAACTCGAATCATTAAATGACCATGCCTATTTATTTACAAATGCGTCAAAAAAACATATGAATAAATGTTTAAATAAATTAAAATGTTCTAAATATTTTAAAAATAATACAATTAGTAATGATGATTTTAATAAAAGTTATAAACCAAATAATGAAGCATATTTTTATGCCATAATGAAGTTTAAATTACATCCATCTAATACAATTTATTTCTTTGAAGATTCTATTGAAAATTTAAAAACAGCAAAAAAACTGGGATGGATAACTGTGTTAATTGATCATAATAATCTTGACGAATATCCATATTATATTGATTATGTATTTAATGATATTATTATTGCTATACAAACTATTAAAAAGTTATAAATTATTTTTTATATAAAGATAAATTTTTATTTTAAATTAATGGAAAAATATTATTTAAATTCTGAATTAGAAATTGGTGTTGACGAAGCAGGAAGAGGTCCGTTAATTGGACGAGTTTATGCGGGTGCTGTTATTTATGGAAAAGAAACAGAAATAAATTTAATTATAAATGATTCAAAAAAATTATCACCTAAAAAAAGAAAAATAGCATTAGAATGGATAAAAAATAATGTAAAAGCATGGGGTGTTGGTTGGGCAGAAGCTGATGAAATCGATAATAAGAATATTTTACAAGCAACCCAAATAGCAATGGATCGTGCAATCCAAAATTTAATTACTAATTTTAATTTAAATAATGAACCAATAACATTAATAATAGATGGATTGGGTTGGGATAATAAATTTATTAATTATACAACAAATTCAATTGTCAAAGGCGATACTAAATATTTATCAATTGCTGCAGCATCAATAATTGCAAAAGAACATCACGATGAATATATTAAACAATTATGTTTAGATAATCCTGGATTAGATGATAAATATGGTTTATTAAAGAATATGGGGTATGGGACAAAGAAACATTTTATTGGAATAGAAAAACATGGGATAACAGAATTTCACAGAAAAACGTTTAAACCATGTTGTAATTTTTTATATGAAAAAATTGAATTTTTATAAATATAATGGTATATATAAATTTAGTATTATGAATAATTACAACAACTTATCAAAATTACCGTCACAATTTACGGTCAGTCCAGGGCTTCTAATGAAGCGCTTGACAACTATTAACAGACATGGACTACTTGGTCTTTTGTCTGTCACCGATCCTCAGGTTTTAAATAACCCAGAACTATTCATGATGGGTTTTACCAAACATCCATCGCTGTTCCAAGACATTTTCAATCATCTTCCGATCCAATTACTTCACGACGTGGATTTACAACGCAAAATATATCATATTCGCTTGGTAAAAACAACTCGATACATGGGACTTATCACCGATTCTGAGTTGTTGTTGAAATTATTGACGATTGATGTTGCCTTTATCGAAAACTGCCACAGTTCTTTGAAAAAAGACAAAATCCTCATGATGCGTTGTGTGAACTTGTACCCAGAATTACTTAGAACGTCTGAGGATATAACAGTGAATTATATCCATTTACAATTCGCTGTCAGGAACATTAATGGTAAAAAGGCATTTTTACTATGCACAACCGTTGAAGGTAGTAAAACATATCAACTAAATGGACACGAACGTGTCAAAAAGTCGATTTGTGATTTTCTTGGTGATTTCCAGTTTTCTGTTATTGACCAATTTTACGACACAACGCCAGAAATCCTTAGATTTAGACAAGATATTCCGACCTCGTACACGAGCAATTTTACACGCGTTGCACGGCTAGTTCGTATCGTCAAATACAAAAAGAGTTTCAAACTCATTGATGTGCCTCGATATGTCTTCCCCACCGCACAATCTCGGTTGGAAAGGCGGTTTCAATTATCAAGACGGATAACCGATAACATCGTCAGGCTTTCTTACTCTGTATTCAAAGATCTGAATGGTGTTTATCCAAACATTGTCGACAAGAGAGAGTGTATTCGGATCATCAAGCAGTTTGCATCATCGTGTGGGTTTAACATGATTTGATAGTATTCTGAAGTTTTTTCTTTATTTCGTTCTTTCTTTGATACGTAATAAGAAATATCATTATTTTAAATAATAATATTTTTTTTTAAAGATTTAATTTAAACAACATTATTATTTTAAATAATAATATTTTTTAAAGATTTAATTTAAACAACATGTTTTATAAATTATAGAGGTTACTAAATACGGATCCATATTTGACGCAGGACGTCGGTCTTCTAAATATCCGCATTTATCAACAGCACACTGGGTTGGTATTCTAATTGATGTATTACGAGTACCTACACCAAATGAAAAATGATCATAATGTCCTGTTTCATGTATCCCTGTTAATCTTGTTTGATTATCTTTACCATATACATCCATATGTGTTGAATGATTTTTATCTAAATTTGTAATATATTCATATATATGTTTAATACCTCCATCTTTTCTGGTTTGTTTAGTACTAAAATTTGTATGACAACCAGATCCATTTAAATCATCAAATAATTTTGGGTTATATGAAATTTTTATATTATATTTTTCTGCAATTCGTTCTAATAAAAATCGTGCTACGTATAAATGATCACCTGCATTAATTCCAATAGATGGACCAATTTGAAACTCCCATTGATTTGGCGAGACTTCTGCATTTGTTCCTGATACATCCAAGTCTGCGTATAAACAAGCATTCAAGTGTTCGTCAACTATAATTCTTTGGATAGAATTTAAACTTGTTCCACAATAAAATGTTCCTGATAAAGATGGTGAATTTATAATATCAGATGATTGAAAAAAGTATTCTTGTTCCAATCCAAACCACGATTCGTTATCAACACCAGAATTAAATATATTATTCGCATTATACCGTGTATTCGTTGTTAATGGATTATTATTAGTATCATATGTATCACACAGTACTAAATATGTATTATAAGCTGATTTATTTAAAGGATTTTTACAATAAAAACATGGTTTCATAATAATCTCTGTATTACCTGTATCTGATGCTTGATTTGTAGATGATCCGTCATAATTCCAATCAGGTATTTGATTAATTAATTTAATCTCATCTAAAATTAATATTCTTGTTTTTGATCTTAATTCTCCATCACCACCTATCCATATATATTCTATTATACATTTTTTCATTATATTAAAATATATAATATCCCCTTATATATTTTAATAATTTTGATATTTTAATATTTTTTTAATTTTAATAATTTTGATATTTTAATATTTTTTTAATTTTAATAATTTTGATATTTTAATATTTTTTTAATTTTAATAATTTTGATATTT